CAGATCCCTCAACGATGGCCTTACTCAGACCCTCCAAGGAGGACAGGTCGCCGTAGTACTGTTCTACATAACCACGACCATAATCTTCACCATCGACGCGAACCATGCGGAGTGCAAGGAAGGGGGCTTCGCTCTTTTTGAATTGCTGGGTTACTTCAGGAATCGGAACACCACCGACCTCTTGTGTAATCTCAACATTGTCTATGTCAATTGCTTCTTGCTTTGTGTACATCTCCACATGTTCTTGTGAAGACTCCACACCTGCCATTACTTTTTCTCGTATCGCAGGCGGCAACATCGAGGGATGCACTGTCTCTTTGAGAATGATGCATCGGGCGTAGCCTTGTGGACATCGCTTGACAACGTACCGATCAAGACGGCACACTCGAACAGGTAAATCCTCTGGCATGTACATCAGCACGTTGCCAGTTACAATTAAATGTTTGAGTCCTTCAAAGAGAGAGACACGCATGTTGCCGCTTTCAATCTCTTTGTTAATCGCTCGTTCGATCTGAGAAAGGGAATCCTCCACCTCCGAGAGAATGGTTGGGTCAATGCCCTCAATCTTCCTCTCCTCACCTTCATCGAGGACGAGTCGGAAGAATGGTGCGTTGGGAGGGAGTAGAGAAAGAAGAAGAGCAGAGGCTAGGTTGTTCACACCTCTCGCACCAACGGACTGATACGGGGTAGGGAACTTGGTGGCTTCGTTGTTACCAGCGTCAGGCAGCAATGTCGGAATGGTGAGACGCGACGAATCACGCCCACGGTCAAGGTACATAGAGCGGCGTGCTGCCATTCTCTCGTACTGCCCTCTCATAGTGCCAGTCTGATACATCAGTAATTACTCTTTGGAATAGTCATCATGCGTCGGCTACCCAAACGGCGATTGCCTCGGCGCAGTTCTGACTGAGTTTTTGCCCGTGCCTGCCCCATCATTTGCTGGAGGGCCATCTGGGGCACACCCTGCAAGTCAATCTGATCCGGGGGCATCGGAGGAGCCACGGGAGTTATGGGGGTCGGTTGAAATAAAGGGCGACCACCGCCACCACCACCTACACACATAGTTGACTCCTTATAGGACTGTTTCGTTCTGTTCTAAGAACACTTGATTGAGAAAACGAACAACGCTTCTCTGACCGGACGCAAACCAAACTTGCTTCTCGTCCCATGTCAAATCAGCGGATCGTTCGGGGAAACACTCGTTCAAACGAGTAATAATTGATTCAGGAATAGCAGGCCAGTTACCTGACTGAAATTCGCTGGGAATGTCATTTGAGGGGGTATTTGAATCGCTCATTCCGTAGAGGTGTCCTTATTAGTGCCCATAGAGTAGGCGTACAGGAGGATGGAGTAGTTAATTAAGTCAGTAATGGTATCTTCAAGTTTTTCATCCTCCACCTTGAAGGTTCCAGTCTGACAGAACGTGATCAGCCTACTGACTTTATCAGTCATGCGAACCAAGAAGCCCTGCTCTGTGCTGGTGATTCCTAACTTCTCTACCCTTGTAAAGTTGAGAAATGGGTCTTCTTGGTTGTCCCCGCCGCTATAGTCATGGTTTTTGCGTTCCATAAGCCGTCTGGCCTTGTTACAGACCTCAGAATGGATTTGCAGTAGTTCGGTACGGTTCACGGTTGCCATAGGATTGGTTCTCCAGTTCGCTCGTTGTACTCGCCGGGACGGAGAATCCGAGCCATGCGAGCCTGAAGGAGAGCGTAATCCTCTGTCTCGCCAGCGTTTAGGTATGCGTCACGGACTGTTTCCCACGAGGAGCCATGCTCTTTGAGCAGGCGTTCAGCCGTCTTGGGGCCGATGCCGGGGCAACCCTTGTACCCGTCAGTCAGGTCACCCATCAAGGCTTGCTTGTAGAAGTTGAAATCCGCTTCTTTGGAGTCTACCCATGTTTCACCCTCATCGGGCTTCATTGGGTTGTAGTGGTTGCCTGCGATGGTTCGCAAGTCCTTGTCGATGGTTACGATTGTTGAACTGACATACGAGTCAGACAAGAGGCCAAGGACATCATCGGCCTCCAGATTGTCCCAGCAGACACACTCATAGACATCTTCACAAAACTCACGGAGTTCGTAATAGATGACCGGCTTTCGCTTTTTCTTGCGGTGCTTTTTGTAGTCGGGGGACAGGTTCTTGCGGAAGTTCTTACCGACATCGCTAAGAGCAATGATCATGTTGTCGGCTTTGAGTGTCTTCTTAAGTTCTGCAAGGTTGGCGTTGAGTTTGCCGCGTGCCACCTTCATGTCGGCATGCAGCGTCCAGAAGTCATCACCCCAGCAGATAGCCTCCTCCACCGAAGTGGTGACCTCGTATAGGACTACATCACCGTCAACCAGCAGGGTCTTCATCGTCAGACAACGCTCCGCCTGCTTTTGATGCCAGTTTGCCGATTTCAATCAGACCAATGACTGCGTGGTAGGAACCAGCAAAAGCCACCGTAATGTCTTCGCTGCTTTTGGTTCGATGCTCTGCCCCAAGAAACACCATCTCATCAAACCGAGATTGCAGTTCTTTGATCATTGCTTCTGAGGGGATATCGAATAGTTCGTTGTCTTCAATACTCATCTTTTTCTACTTCTTGAGGTAGCGGCAAAAACACCGAGAACGGTGACTGTACCAACGCATGGTACACAAACCGGAGAGTCCATGTTGAAAAGCCCGAACGTCA